TGCCTCCGAGGCATACTAAGTCAGAGTTTGCATCTTATCTTTTCCCTGCCTGGTTTATAGGAAGAAATCCAAAGGCAAAGCTGATGCAGACTACGCATAACGCGGAGCTCGCTTTTCGTTTCGGTCGTAAGATGAAAAATTTAATTGATTCCCCTGAATACCGTAAAAGTTTCCCTGACGTGAAACTCGCTTTTGATTCAAAGGCCGCGGGCCGGTGGGAGACTAACCAGGGCGGTGAGTATTTCGCCGCAGGCGTGGGGGGAGCTATCACGGGTCGTGGTGCGGATTTACTGATTATTGATGATCCACATTCCGAGCAAGATGCACTCTCCGAGTCCGCTTTGGACAATGCGTACGAATGGTATACCTCTGGTCCACGTCAACGGTTACAGCCGGGTGGATCTATTGTGATTGTCATGACCAGGTGGTCCACAAAGGATTTGACCGAACGGTTGCTGCGCAACCAGTCCGAGCCTATGGCGGATCAATGGGAGGTTATAGAGTTTCCGGCAATCCTGCCAAGCGGTAAGTCGCTCTGGCCGGGGTACTGGAAAAAAGATGTGCTGATGCAGACTAAGGCGTCGCTTTCCGAGGCCAAATGGCAATCCCAGTATCAGCAGAATCCGACGTCCGAGGAGGGAGCGCTTATTAAGCGTGAATGGTGGCAACGATGGGAGAAGGAGGACATTCCCGATCTCATTCACATTATTCAGAGCTATGATACAGCTTACTCCAAGAAGGAGTCCGCGGACTTTAGTGCGATTACCACCTGGGGTGTCTTTAAGCCCGTGGAGCACGAACCGCCGGCCATGATTTTACTGGATGCGCAAAAAGGTAGATGGGATTTTCCCGAGCTGAAAAGAATTGCGTACAAGCAGTACAAATACTGGGAACCGGAGACCACAATCATCGAGGCAAAGGCAAGCGGTATGCCCCTCACGCATGAGCTGCGCCAAGTGGGCATTCCCGTGATTAACTTTACACCAAGTAAAGGAAATGATAAGCATACAAGGGTTAACGCATGTTCAACATTATTTGAATCAGGAAAAGTATGGGCACCAAAAGAGAGATGGGCGGAAGAAGTTATTGAAGAATGTGCAGCTTTCCCGTATGGTGACCATGATGATTACGTGGATACCGTGACACAGGCGTTGATGCGTTTTAGACAAGGGGGATTACTGGCATTACCTGATGATTATGAGGATGAACCCGTTGAGCGTGAGGAGAGAGAATATTACTAATGGCTGAAAACCCAATTAGACCCGAAGTAGAAGAAGATTTAGTTGTCGAGGAAGCAGCAAATGTAGAGATCAAGGCACCAGGAGAAGTGGTACAGGAAGACGTAGAGATGATGGAGGATGGATCTGCGTTAATTAATCCTGATCCGCTGACCGCGGCTCAAGGAGAGTTTGGCGTTAACCTGGCGGAAATTGTTCCCGAAGGGGAGCTCAGTACCTTAGCCAATGATTTATTCGGGAATTTTGAAGAAGACAAATCCACACGAGGGGATTGGGAAAAAGCCTACGTGGATGGCTTAGATCTTTTAGGATTTAAGTACACGGACCGGACACAGCCCTTCGCGGGCGCAAGTTCCGTGACCCATCCGTTATTAGCGGAGACTGTTACCCAATTTCAAGCACAAGCCTATAAAGAATTACTCCCTGCCGATGGGCCGGTGAGAACACAGATTGTTGGCAATATTACTCCTGACGTTCAGGAACAAGCTAACAGAGTAAAAGACTTCATGAATTATCAAATCATGGATGTCATGGAAGAGTATGATCCGGATATGGATCAGTTACTCTTCTTCCTCCCGCTCGCTGGCAGTGCGTTTAAAAAGGTTTATTATTCAGACCTTAAACAACGCGCTGTCGCCGAGTTTATACCAGCCGAAGATATCGTGCTGCCTTATCTCACAACAGATATTCAATCGTGCGAACGTGTATGCCACGTCGTGACGATGATGGATAATGAATTGCGCAAGAAGCAAGCATCCGGTTTTTTCCGTGACATTGATATTCATCCCTCTTTACCAACCGACAGCGACATTCAAAGTAAATACAACCAATTAGAAGGAACAAACGAGGAATCCTTGATGGATACCTATAATTTATTGGAGTTCCACGTGGACTTGGACCTTGTAGGTTTTGAAGATCCCAAAGGTGTAAAAGTTCCTTACATTGTAACCATTGATAAAGGATCAACTAAAGTGTTATCTATTTATCGTAACTGGAATCCCAATGATCAACTTAAAAAGAAAGTTCAATATTTTGTTCACTATAAGTTTTTACCTGGTCTTGGTTTTTATGGCTTTGGCCTTATCCACATGCTCGGGGGTCTTTCAAGGACTGCCACAGCAGCCCTTAGACAACTTATCGATGCAGGTACGTTGTCCAATCTTCCAGCGGGTTTTAAAGCTAGAGGATTGCGAATTCGGGACGACGACAATCCACTCCAGCCAGGAGAGTTCCGAGACGTTGATGCCCCAAGCGGAAATCTCAGGGAAGGACTAGTTCCTTTACCTTACAAGGGACCTGATGCAGTTTTATTTCAACTTTTAGGTTTTGTTGTCCAGGCAGGACAAAAGTTTGCTGCTATTGCTGATCAAAAAATAGGAGAAGGCTCACAGGCCAATCCTGTTGGAACAACCATGGCACTTATTGAACGCGGGACAAAAGTTATGAACGCTATTCATAAGCGTTTACACTATTCACAGAAAAAGGAATTCAAGTTATTAGCAAATGTTATTCAAACATATTTGCCTCCTGAATATCCTTATATGGTCAAGGGTGGAGACCGACAAATTAAAGTTACAGATTTTGATGATAGGATAGATATTATTCCTGTCTCCGATCCTAATATTTTCTCTATGTCACAGCGTGTTACTCTGGCACAGACTCAAATGCAAATGGCACAGGCCGCTCCGGAATTACATAATATGTACGAAGCTTATAGGCGCATGTATATGGCGCTAGGGGTGAGGGACATTGACATTATTTTACCTCAACCTCCTAAACCAATGCCTATTGATCCAGCGAGAGAAAATTCTAATTCAATGCAAGGACAAAAATTAAATGCTTTTCCTCAACAAGATCATAAAGCCCATATTGAAGCTCATCGTTCTTTTATGAGCTCTTTTCTTGTTCGTCAAAATCCTCAAGTAATGAGTCTGCTGCAGGCCCATATTTCTGAGCATATTTCCTTAATGGCTACAGAGGAAATTGAACAATTAATGTCTGAAGAATTACAACAAGTTCAAAGCATGTTACAAGAAGCACAACAAGATCCACAGAGAATGCAACAAGCCCAAAGAGTGGCACAGGAAGCTGAATTAGCGAAAGCAAAGCAGATCGCAGCTCGTATTGCAGAGATTACTGATAAAATGCTGGAAGAAGAGGAAGAAATGCTAGAACAACGTTCTCAGGATCCTTTGGTTGACTTAAAACAACAAGAAATTGATTTGAGAGAAAAAGATATTCAGCGAAAAGCAATGGAAGAACAACAAAAATTGGACTTCCAAGATAAAAAATTAGGCCAAAACACAGACATGCAAAAAGAAAAGATACAAAGCCAAGAAGATATTGCACAATTACGTGCAAATGTTAATTTAGAAAAGATGGACAAAACCATAAAAGATAAAAAAACAGATTTAAAAGAAACGGAAATTCGTCAGAGGAGAAGATAATGGCTACATTAACGGCGGACCAAATTAAAAAATTACAACGCCAAATGCGGCAGCAACGATTAAAGAAAAGACGTGGCGCTGAGCTCATTGATCCGTCCGGATTAAATAAATTAATAATGCAGCGACTGGCAAAAAGTAAAAAACTGAAACCAAGAGGTGCTAACCCTTTGCAAATGGCAGCTAAAGGAGGTAGTATGAGCTTGAAAGCTGCTTTTCGTGAAGTTAATCGTAATGAACCAAAGGCTGTGGCAAAAACAAGGAAAAAGCATGGCAGAAAAAGAGCCAAAAAACAAAAAATTGCAATTGCTCTTAGTAAAGCTGGTAGGAGTAGAAAACGTGGGTGAACAACATCAAAAAGAAATGGATATTATTCTACACAAATGCTATGACCTCGTTAATCATTGCTTGCAGCAACAAGTAGCAGCAGATCCAATGATGATCGGTGCAGCATTCATGACCGCAGCTCGACAAATGTATCTCGATACGGTTGGGCCGGAACAAACCCAACAGTTGTTCCAAGTATTTACTGACCAAGTAAATGGTCACAACAATTATACGATACACTAGGAGATTAAAATGGTAACAGGAAAGGGAGTTATTTAATGGTTAAGACTGTAAAAGCAGATTTATTTGATAGCCCTATGAAAATGAAACTTTTTCGAATTATGTATCCATCATTATCAGAATATGAAAGAGGAGCTGCTTATCTTAGTATTAGTTCTATGTCTGACGATGAAGTATTAAAACTTATAAAAACATTTCCACAAGGAAAACCAACTATCGTAAAAAATATGGGTGGAATCGTTCAAGTCCAAAAATTTTCAAGGGGTGGAACGGTTGAAAGACCAAGAGGCGTGGGTATCGCTAAAAGAGGCTACGGCCAGGTGATACGATGAAGAAGATTAAACGACTAACACTAACAATCCCTCCGAAACGAGGTCCGATGCCCCAGGGCGTCAAGATAAACTATGCGAAACAAGGACCAAGGAAACTTAGGAGGTAAAAATGGTAACAAGTTATTTTGCAAAAGACTCAATGTTGAGTCCTTCTGAATTGGAGGAAAAAGGAATTAAAGCGAAAAAAAACTATGTATATTTTCAAGATAACAACGGAAAAATAAGAACTTTTAAATATTCATCTAAACAAGATTGGTCGGACAAGCGAGACGAATATACGAGCATAGAAAGCGTTTCTCCAAATGTTTTGGAAAAAATTGCAAACAGCACTGGGTTAGGTATTAATAAAATAAAAAATCATATAGGTTCTATGATAAGACATTTTAAACAAGGAACCAAAGGCATTGAAAGAAAAAACAGAGGCGGCGCAATTAAAAAATATTCACATGGTGGTGGCGTTTCGAGCGGTCATCAGTTAACATACAAACGAAAATAAGGAGGACACATGAAATTGACAGGTGTGAAACCAAGCAATGATTGGAAGCGGGGACGCGGTAAGGCGCAACCAGGGAAGATCTTGAAAGGAAATTCATACGCTAGAAAAGGAACAGTCTCCACGACTAAGGCGGAGAAAATAACTGTTCCTCAGTTTCCCTTGAAAACCAAACTCACCAAAGGACAGATGGGTGCGGCGACCAAGGGCGGCAAGTATGAATGGATATAGGAGGTTAGGATGAAACTTTTAAAAGATATTTGGGCATGGCTCAAGGAGTGGAATGACTGGGGAATGAAGGACTGGCTGAAAGCTGGAATTTTAGTCGCGGTTGTTCTATTTGTTCTTTGGAAGATGTCTGGCGCGGGCGCTTAGATAAATGCTGAATCTTCTATCAGGATTATTAGGAGGTAAGGGTGGTGCATTGAAACAAATTTCTAATGTGATCGACGACTTACATACCTCAGAAGAGGAAAAGCTTGATAAGAAGATTTTAATGCAACGCATTCAGCAGAAGCTTGCGGAGAAACAGATTGACGTAAATATAAAAGAAGGCCAGCACAAATCGATTTTTGTTGCGGGCTGGAGGCCGATGATCGGCTGGACGGGGGCCTTTGCTCTAATTTTTGAGTTCATCGTCTCCCCAGGAATAGAATGGTACGCAAAGTTTTCAGGGTTGGAATTAACCGCTCCTGAGATTCAAACTGGCCCCTTGCTGGCCATCGTCACCTCAATGCTCGGAGTCGCCGGGCTTAGAAGTTTCGAGAAGAGCAAAGGACTAACCAAATAGGAGGTTATTATGGTTGGAAAAGTGACTACTAGAGGACAAGGTGTTGTTATGCCTGGTCGTAAAACCGTTACTACCACTTATGCCAAGGGTGGAAAAGTAGGAAAGAAAAAACAAGGCTACAAAGCTAGAAAAGATGAATCAATTGCTATGCGCGTTAAAAAGAAACGTACAAAGAAACAACTGAAAGCAAGCAGAGATGAGTCTTATGGCAAATGGGGCCGCGGCAAGGGCAAAGGAAGAATAAATAAGTAATGAAAATCGTGGTCAATAATGGCTAGTACAATTTCAAATGTTACCTTAAACGTACAAGTGACGGAAGCGGTGGTGCTCAACAATGAGGATCATGGCTCAACAAATTCAGTTGCTATCACTGGCGTTAATGAAGTGTCAAAGCGTATTATGAGTTTAACGGCAAATACTGATATTACGTTGGCCACATTTTCAACTGTTCCTGCTGCAGGACAATTTATAACATCGAGTGTTAAATATGTTCGTATTACAAACTTGGATGATGCAAACTCTGTTAATATTAACTTAGGGGGTGCAGCCGAGAATGTATGGATATATCTGGACTGGGGAAGATCTTTAATTCTTTCACAGCCATCAAGTGCTATCGATGCTGTGGCGAGTGGAACCGTAGCGACGGCTTCATTAGCTGATGTAACAACAATTACCGGTAATACCGCAAATGCTTCAAATACGATTGATGTGGAGGTCTTTATTGCTTCTAGTTAATGGCTTATCCTAAAAAGCATAAGGGACGCCGTAAAATTGGATCAAAAAAACGTCGCAATCGAAGACGTATTCGTTTGGGATTGCGTGTGAGAAAGAGGAACAAATAATGGATGCTATACAATTAGCAGAATTAATTTATCGCGCTATTAGAAATAAAAAAGAACATATTAGTGAAATTACGATGCAAGGGGTTGAAGACTTCCCAAAATATAAGTATATGGTGGGACAGCTTCATGGTCTTGAAGGATTGGAGCAAGATATTAGAGATATATTAAAAAGAGAGGAAGACAGTGAATAAATTAATTGTGCCAGAACATGTGGCTATTGCACGTGAAAAGAAAAAACAGGAAAAGAAAAACCAGGAAAGGGAGATAGAAAAAATACCAGCTCCCACGGGATGGAGAATTGTAATTCTACCTCATAAAGGTGTTGAAAAAACCAAAGGAGGTGTGATACTATCCGATCAGCTTATTCAAGAACAACAATGGACCACAAATGTTGGATTAGTTTTAAAATTAGGTCCTATGGCGTACCAGGATAAGAAAAAATTTCCATCTGGTCCTTGGTGTAAGGAACAGGATTGGGTAATCTTTGCCAGATATGCTGGCTCAAGATTAAAAATTGACGGCGGTGAACTTCGCATTCTTAATGATGATGAAATTCTCGGCGTTGTAAAAAGTCCAGAGGATATCTTAAATGCATCTCTGCACTCATAATCATAGAGGAGTATAACTATGCCAGAACCACAACAAACCGTAGCTACTAACGTTGACAAACCTATTGTTGATATTGATACATCAGGTCCTTCCGTGAATGTTAAACTTGATGAGAAAAAAGAAGAGAGTGACGTGGAAGTAGAAGAAAAAACAACCGAAGAGGTTGTTGAAACTAAATCCGATGAACTAGATAAAGTTAGTGAAAGTGTTCAAAAAAGAATTGATCGTTTAACTTGGAAAGTGCGTGAAGCCGAAAGGCGAGAAAAAGCAGCTACGGATTATGCTAAATCTGTTCAAGTTAAACTTAAAGAGAATGAAAATAAATTAACAAAACTCGATGATGGATATACACATGAATTTAAAAATCGCGTTGAGTCTCAAATTCTTACAGCTAAAGATAAATTAAAATTAGCTATTAATGCAGGAGATGCTGATAAACAGGCAGAAGCTCAAGCAATTTTAGCCAGATTAGCGGTGGATCAACAACAATTAGAAAAATTTGAATCTAAAAAACCTAAACCTTCTGCAGCAGGAACACCGGTAGCACAACCTGCCGCAGCTCCACCTGTAGCACCGACTCCAGCTCCGCCTGATCCAAAGGCACAAGCATGGGCACAAAAAAATACATGGTTTGGGAAAGATGATGCAATGACCTATACGGCCTATGCATTACATAAGAAGCTGACAGAACAAGAAGGATTTGACCCGAGCAGCGATGAGTACTATAATGAAATTGATAATCGAATTAAAAAAGATTTTCCCCATAAATTTGGGGATAACACACCCAGTAGCGACAGACCCGTCCAGGCTGTTGCATCTGCATCCCGAACATCAAGCAAATCTGGGCGCAAAACCGTAAAGTTATCACCGAGCCAAGTCGCAATTGCGAAGAAACTCGGAGTACCTTTACAAGAGTATGCCAAATACGTGAAGGAGTAGGCTATGACAAAAATTAAAAAAAAATCTTCTGTTAAAAAAACTTTAGCAGATATAGAGATTGAAGAAGACATTGTTGTTGACAAGACTCCCCGCAATGCCAATTTACGCGAAAAGGAAACTAGACCCGTAGAATGGCGACCACCAAATAATTTGGAAGCACCTCCTGCGCCTGACGGCTTTAAACAT